CCCAACCGCCATACTGGAATTATCAGAAGAATATGTGCGGAAAGTTATAGCTAGCTATTGAAAAGCTAAAGTAGATCGGTTAGATTTACCTTACTCATCTACCATGCGTAGAAAGAGCGATCGAACCCGATACATAGCAATATGTGTCGGGTTCAGCTTTTTTATGTCCCAAGTGCTCTTTTTCTGCTTTGTTTGAGTGTTCTGATTTTACTGTCATAGGTTACAACATAGGCTGTTTTGAGAAGCCAATAGTCTCTACGTGCGGATAGCACAACAACGTAGTTTTCACACTCGTTCCAGATTACCCACTCTTCAGTTGGTCCTCGTCTTTCAGACCAACATGATATATCGCAATGGTCATAATTCCTTATCATATGCGCGATCCAGCGGATCCGCTTACACCGTTCAAGATCAGGTATTCGTTCTTCTTCTATTTTTCCCTCTGATACTAAATGCCAAAATCCGAACTCTTTCCCATCATATTCCGGTGAATAACGTAATCGAACAGGGAGACCCTTAAACGTTATATTAGAGATTAAAATATCTTCTCTAACAACATCATATACATCGTCTATATACTCTTGCCAACTTCCATTGAAGTACAATAAATCTGGCATTTGAAGCATCAGCGAGCCTCCCACACGAAAATATTAAATTTACTTTCTGTTGGAAGAGTGCTTTTTAGTAACTCCCTGTTTGTATGTGATTTTATCCTGTTTATGACTTGGATTTTTCCCGCGTTGCTATTCATTCCTCGATGAACGTAGCCTAACGCACCAATGAAAAGATCCGTTAGCTGCAATTGTTGCACTTCATGAGATCGTATATGTTGAATTCTGTTTATCGACTCATGATTGTAATCATAGCGATCATTGTGAAGAACTCCTCTTAATTTCTCAATTTTTTCAATACCTAAAGTATCTTTTATATCTAGGTAGATATTGTATGTGTTGTTACTTTCTATTATGTTTTTTAAGACATAAAAAAACATCTTATAATAGAAAGTATTGTGATCTTGATGGAATCGAGCATGGTCCAGTTGCTCTTTATCAGGAACAACAACACCTCTAAAGCGCAATGCTGGGTTGCTGAAGAAGTAATCTACGACCTCTAAGTAAAATTCAACTTTGGACGCAGATACTTTAGTCCACTTGATTTCGAAATCAGGTTTTAAATTGTGTTTTAATTTTAATCCCTTGATGTCTCTAGCAATTTTTTTTGTGATAGTGCCAGGACACCAAAGCGCACCCAATACCATGACTTTATTATGATCATTTAGTAGGTGACAGGATTCATCGCAGAATACATTAAATGTTCTTCGGTTCAACATGTTAACTCCACTTATTGTTAGGTAGAATTGTCCGTTAGTTGTTTATTAATTGCAATAATGGGACGTTCTGATTTGCTAACTACGTCATCTTACCAGGACGCCTATGAGTTTTCCTCATGGCAAACTAGAGGTGTTGAAAGTATGCATGGTTATAATTAGAGCAATCTATCACCCTCTGAATCCTACCGGTATACCCCATTGTTCGTTATCTTTATTTTTGGCTAATACCGCATTAAGAGCTTCGTTTACCGTCATGCAATGCGGCAGATTATCGAAGTTTGATACCCCGCCAATATCAGGAGAACGCTTGTTCTTCAGGTAAGCATATTTCCGCGCTGCCGCCTCTACCTTCTGCTTGAACTCATGTTTTTGAGCGCGCTTTTTGGATAACCGCAGATTGTCAGCCTTTGCTTTTGCCTCAGCGATCCATGAAGTCAATTTTTTGAGTCTGGTCGTTCCGGCACCGCCGGAAACTGATCTTTTTGTTTTTTTAACTTGTGACTTCTTATTCTTTATTGCCACGTCATCCTGACAGGGGGAGGGGGTATCATTTTGACATGGGGGTGTGGATAAAAAATTAAATAAAGCCAATGTCTTAGCGAGAACAGCTTTAACCTTGGTTGCCGCTGAAGAGATCTTTAATTTGCTTTCAATCAGCGCATTTTTGGCTTGTTGTGCGAAGGCCAAAAAGGATGGTGTAAACCGGTACAGGTTAGCGCGACGTTCACGGTGATCGCCGATAACAATCTCTACAGACAGAATTCCTTTGTTTACAGCTTCACGGAATGCACGAACGACGGTTGATTGGCTATAACCAGTTTCTGCCGCGATCATGCGGTGAGGCTTGTGAATGAAGTATTCACTGGTTGTTGCCGCGAGATTTGCACATTGCGACAGGATATGCCCGGCGCTACGGGATAGACCGGAGTGTGTTACAAAGCAGGCCAATTCATAGCCAGAAAAAGTAAAATCGCTCATCGTTATACAGCTCAGGAAAGTGACTTTAGCCAGCATTACAATGCTGGTGGTTCTTACTACGTCTGTTAGCGCGTAGCCGCGACAGGTACCAGCACACCAGCATCAAGCAATCGCTTCATTAGCCACTGCTGACCTTTGCCGGTTATACGAGTCGTGAAAGAAATCCTGCTTCCGTTGCTTGTATCGATCACGGTTTCTTTGAGGGTGAAGTACCCACGGGATATGTATTCTTGTTTGGGGACGTTCCTGCGTTCACCGGTTGCGATCAGAATTCCGTTATCACGCAACCAGGTGAAGAGATAGTTTTGGCCCAGGCCGAGCACTTTGGCATAGTTGCCGATTAGAACCCCGCTGGCGGTAGCAACGCGTTCGGCGAATTCGACTTTAGGCGCATCCATAAGCATTTTTTGCTCCAGCCGTTGCTTTTGCTCTGCCAGGTCGGCAGCCAAACGGAGAGCTTCAGGGAGACTCTGCGGAATAGCAGGTTGCAATCTTCCGGCTCGATAGTCGATAAATGTCTGGTTTACCTTCAGCCGAAACGCGGGAGAAATCCAGCCTGCGTACTCCACAGCGAGCAATTCATGGGCAAACGTACCGCCGCCACGGCCTTCGAACGAAACTATGCAATTCTGCATAGTTTCTTTTTCAAGCTCTTCGATGAGCTGTTTGGCTGACAGCGTTCTTAGCCATTGAGCTGGCGCTTTATGGGCACCGAGTCCGCTCGCTCTGTGTAGAGCATTAAGGTTGTAACGGCCAGCGCGGTCGGTCGTAATTTCAACACCACAAATAACGGGCAGAGTGGTTGAAGGATCGACATTTTGATGAAGGTTTGATATATTCATATCCGCATTGAATGTTTGTTGCATTTTTTCTCCAAATTTGCATCAACCTTCAATCACCAGCTCGAAATGGTGATTCTTTGCACTTAGAAAACGAAATTTATTAGAGCAAATTTTTCTGACTCGATCCAGATCGGGGTGGTCGATCTGCTCAGAAACCTGCCAGTTTGCTGGCAGGTTTTTTCTTTTGTTAACCTATTGCTACTGGTTTTAACAAACCAGCATCAAGTAGCTTGCGAGTTAACCACTGCTGGCCTTTACCCGTTAATTGGGGCGTCAGCCGTATCTGGTAGCCATTTTCATCATCCAGCACCACTTCTTTCACCGTGAAATACCCGGCGTTAATGTACTGCTGGCGCGGTACGTTTTTGCGCGCACCAAAAGCCATGAGAATGCCGTTCTGGCGCAACCATGAGAAAAGGGCGTTTTGCTTAAGTCCAACGACCTTTGCAAAGTTCCCGATCAGGATTCCATTAGCCGCTGATACCCGGTCGGCAAAATCGACTTTAGGGGCTGCGGCCACCAGCTGTTGTTCCAACTGCATTTTCTGTTCTGCCAACTCGGCAGCCAGGCGTAGAGCGTCTGGTAATGTTTGGGGGATCGATGGGGCAGGGGAGTTTGCCTGCTGCAATTCTTCCAGTTTGTCGATCAGCGAACGGCGGACTGCTTTTGACTCGCGCGCGGCGACTCGCAGGGCTTGTTTGTAGGTCATGGTTATGACAACCATAGGCGTACCGCCACCTGGCGGCACGGTTGCACTTTTTGTGTAACCGTCCTCACCTTCTAATTCGTCGAGTATTTTTTTGATGAATTTGTTGTTCCGAACCTCTGGTTCCCCACATAACTTACGCGCTTCATTGACCATCTTTAACAGCGTCTGGCTGTCGATTGTGTCTCCAGTGTTGGAGATAACATTCACAGCTGGTGATGGCGTAGCTGAAGCAACAGATGCTGGTTTTTTAACATTCAAATTATTACTGGTCATTCTATGTGCCTCCTTTCTCATTTCTGCTGCCACCGTTGCGTAACGTAGACGTCCTTGTTCAATCAAATAATCCCTGATCTCGGCTATCAGTAGCCTGTTGATCACAGCCTTATCTGTTCGGGTATAAAAACGTCTGGTTATCATGAAATAGTTGGCAATTGCGCCGGGGATCTCCCGTGTCGGCATACAGGCAGTATGCAGGGCGATCGCTTCGGCTATGTCATTACGGGTGACGAGAGGTTTTTTCATAAAACCCCCTGAACGTCGGCAGAGAAGGGGAGGTTCCAGTAACTAAGTGAATTGCGCGAGTTAGTTGAAAAACGGGCAGTAAAAATGCAGGGGCCATCAGGCAATTGAGAGCGTGCTTCGTCTTCTGTTGCTGCGATGACGAAGTGATAGTGGTGTTTTTTGCAGGAATAGAAACGCCAGATGAATTCTTGGCGTGCGCAAGGATTGGCATTAACCATAGTTACGGCCTCACAATCAGGTTTAACAACCTGCTACCCGCTGCTAAACAGGTGGCAGGACGTGACGGGGTTAGCAGACTGGCGATTGTGAAACCAGCAGGCCGAAGCCTCCCCATCACGCCCCACCATAATTTGGGCGTAACGCGGTTTTACGGACACAAAAATACCGCAATATCGGATATCTGCGGCTGTCCGCACAATCATTCAGGCTGCTAAACCCGGTCGCAGAATTTGCTACGACGGCGAAACTATAAGCCTGAACGATTAAAAGGTCAATATGATGCAAAAAGATAGCATTCGCGACTTAAAAATACAAATTTATTAGAGCAGATTAGTGTCGTGCAATAGATATATTATTTGTGATGAAAAATAATGCAGAGGGATATTGTAACTTTAAGATGGATATCAATAGTCGATACATAAATTAAGTTAGCAATAAACTATTAACTTAAGAAATAATGCAGATGGTGAACTTGTCTCTGACTTTTCAGCTATACACAATAAGTTAGGGATAGCTTATAAAAAGTTGATTAATTGATATAAGTCAATGGGAGTATTCTTGTTTACTTTCCGTTCTCGTGGTAACTTCTCGCCGGTTTTTGTTTTTCTGGGATGATTCTTATGTCTAAAAAGTATACTTTATGCGCTCTTGTTGTATCTGCAATTCTTCTTTCTGGGTGTCAATCTAGCGGTGCTGATTATGCTGCCGATGTTTATGATACCGCTCAATTGAATTCGAAGCAGGAAACAAAGACAGTCAATATTATCTCTGTGCTTCCAGCTAAAGTGAAAGTTGATAATAAAGCTAATAAAGAAGCGGCACAGACATTTGGTGCGGTACTGGGAGCTGTTGCTGGGGGCGTTGCCGGTTATAATGTTAAAGGCACATCGACACTGGGTGCTGTAGCTGGCGGTACTGGTGGTGCGGCTCTTGGTGCAGCGGCTGGTTCTTTGGTTAGTGATAAAACAATTGTTGAAGGTGTTTCACTGACTTATAAAGAAGGAACTAAGGTGTTCACTTCAACTCAAGTTGGTAAAGCATGCCAGTTTACAACGGGGCTTGCTGTGCTTATTTCAACTAAAGATAATGAAACTCGAATTCAGCCAAATGCTACTTGTCCAGAAAAGAAATAATTTATGAATAAAATTATTTTATTTCTAATCTTTTCTACGTTTAGTGTAGGCACTGCCTTGGCTAACTCGTTGCAAAGTCAAATTGCTGCTATTGCTCAAGCGGAAAATGAAGGGCGAGCTAAAGAGCAGCAAGCTGAGGATGCCAGAAAAGAACTTATTCGCCAACAAGCACAAGCTGAACGTATTAGAAGAGAAAAAGCAGCATCTGCCGCTGCTGCACGCGAAAAACAGCGTGTTGCTGCAGAAAATGAACGTAGAGCGAAACGAGAAGCCGAGCTAGCAAATGACAAGAAGCGAGATCAAGCTTATGAGGATGAGCTTCGCAAGCTGCAACTCGAAAGCATGAAACTCGAACTGCAAGCAAAAGCGGCTCGTGTCCAGCGAGAAAACGATTTTATAGAGCAGGAGTTGAAGGAGAGAGCAGCTAAGACAGATGTAATTCAGTCTGAGGCTGATGCAAATAGAAATATTTCTACAGGAAGTAAAGATTTACTGCAAAGCGAAGGAAAAGCTAGAGAGAAGAAAGCTAGCAGTTGGTGGTAGTAATCACTACGATTGCGAGCATACTGTCACAAATGACAACTCGTAGAATCTGTTAACAAACCAGATTCTACGAGGTTTCAATGACACCACGACAATTACTCGAAGACGTCAAATCCCGCTTCACACCTTTGATTGCGGATGAACCTGCCTTACTGGAATCCCTGCTAAGAAAAGCATTGGGAACCTACCAGGATAGGGCGGGACACATCAAGCGGATACGCTTCACTGATCAGACCTGTAAATCACTTGCTTGCCCTGCTGATTTTCTTGCGCTCGTATCGGTTACGGATCATACCGGCGATCTTGTCTACTCCGACGTTTACGATGGGAATATCGAGCTTGAAGATACCCATCGAGCGGTATACCCACTGAATGTGTCATATCTGGCTAATTTGCGTGATATGGATCTGGATAATGGGGAAGTGCCACCTGAAATCATTGGGTTACTTTCTGACTATCTGGAAGTGCTAATCGCAATACCTAACACTGATCGCCTGCGAAGAATATCTATCGCGGGGAAACTCGATGCCAGCAATTTATCCGACGAAAACACGCTGTATCAGCGAAAGCTGGATCTGGAAGAGAAAATGAGCGCAACAAGGGCAATTATCCCGGGAATTGTTCTTTTCTCATCCATGTTGAAGTGAGGGGGCTGATATGGGGTTTAATGTTGCTTCAGTAAAGTCTTATGTATCTTCGGCATTAACGACGACATTATTTGGCTCCGGCGTTGGTGAACGGGAAGTTGGTAAGCTGACGTCAATCATCATGAACAAAATGCTGTTCGCGCAAGGATGGCAGTTCTCTGTCGAAGTTGATGGACTGGAGGGGGCAGACTTCTTTGCCAAAGATATTACCTACCACGATTACAGCATCGAATATGAAACGATTAAAATCGGCGGAGGGAATATCCTTCAACCAACGGAGCGTTCGCCTGGGCAGATAACAATGATGGTCAGGGATACCGTTGATGGCCTCGTTTTGGACTGGTTTAAGACGGCAAAAAGTCGGGTGATCAATCCGGACGGTACCGGGAATATACCGTCTAAATATTTGCTCAATGTGCGTATTTATCGGTTGCTGTCTTCCGGCTTAACCAAACTGGAAAATGAGATGACGGTATTCCCGGTCACTACCGGCGATGTCACCTATGCGCGAGATCAGGTTACTGAATTTAAGTCATTCCCAATGACCTTCGCATTGCACAGCACGTTTAACCAATCCTCAAGTTCTTTGGCTTCCCTTCTGGGCTTTAGCTTTTCTCTTTGAATTAAGGAGCAAGGATGCTTTTACCTCTTTTCCCGCTACCATCGCGGCCAACTGAATTGATCCAGTTCCGTCAGCCAAATATTGCTGATGCGATGCGTTTCAACTCGATAACACCGGAGGAACAAGAACAACAGACAACGGCGTATTTAAAAGCCTTGCTGGCTGAACCCGCGAAACATGATCCCCTGACATGGACGGCGCAGGACCGGATTACCGCGTTATGGTGGATATTTACCGGCTCCCGTGAAACACCGGTCGAGACATTCACCTACACCTGTAAACATTGCGGTAAAGAGCATTATTACGATTGCGATATGAATGCTCTGGCTGAAGATATCCAGGTCCTGGAAGTGGAACCTTTCATTGACGATATTGAGGTGTCTGTAGAGGGAGTACCTTATCAATGGCGTATCGTGCCGCTTGATGGTTGGGCAATGGAAATGCTGGAGATGCGCCGTGCAGCATTGCCACCTGAAGACGACGCGGAATTCAAAGAAGCGATCGTTGATTTGCGTTTTTGGGAATTCGCTTATCAGTGTGAGCTTTATAACGATGTTAGCGGTACTCGTGAAGATCAGGCTGAGCGTCGTTATGAAACGATTAAACGGATGGCCATTGATACTGAATTTATGAAGCTGGCGGCCCACATCCGACTGGCTCATGAAAAGCTCGAACACGGTTTACCGTGCTACATCGATAAAGGTGAAATGCGTCTTCGTCTCCCGCCGCATCAATGCCCAAATCAGGATAAAAAGGAGTCCACAGAGGGTGCATATACCCGTCTGTGGGTGCCCTTTCGGGCTACCGACTTCATTCCACAGGTGGGGATTGAAAAGCTATCAGACCTTAGTGTCCAACCTGGTTTTGTATGGGGGTATACCGATTCAGGACGCTGAAAGGCTTACTGAATCCTATGCGTTTTTCCTGTTGGAGAAACTGGAAGAAAAACTTAAACCGAAACGGTAGGCGATAAGATCATGGAAAGAAAAAACGCCAATATTGACGATGTTATAAGGACAGTTGAAACCGCCAGCGCGAAAGAGCTGGAAGAGCTTGCAGGTATTCGGGAAGCTGTTGAAGATTTGAAAGGGGAACGAGTTGCAACTGTTGATCCTGTCTCTCGCAGTGTGTCGGCATTAAATCGCACAATCGAAAATTCACGTCCTGACTTTGTGACCAATGCGCCATCAGTGGACCCTATTGTTGACGCAATAAAACGGCTTAATTTAGGGGACGTTTCTCGTATACGGGAGGACAAAGTCACTAACCGTGCACAGCAGGCTGCACCAACAGCGCACAATCCCCCAAATAGACGAAGAGAGGCAATAACAGAGGATGTTAAAGCACAGCGGTTAGAAACGGTCAAACTCGCTCGTGATTTGAAAGGGGAACGCGTTGCAACGGTTGACCCAGTATCTCGCAGTGTGTCGGCATTAAATCGAACAATCGAAAATTCCCGGCCAGACTTTGTGGCCAATGCGCCATCAGTAGACCCTATTGTTGACGCAATGAAACGGCTTAATTTAGGGGACGTTTCTCGTGTAGTTCAGGAGGGCATTGCTCAACAGGAACAGCAGGCCAAATCAACTACACCAAAGGGTAAAAAACGACGCAGGAAGGCTATACCAGAGGATATAAAGGCACAACGGACCGAAGCAGCCGAACACGCTCGCGAAATGTTCGATCAAAAAGGCGGTGCGCAAAAAAGCCAAAACCAACGCGATGCGCGTGGTCGTTTTATTGGAAAGTCAGGGAGTAAGGCCGCAGCGGAAGATGCCCGTGCTGAACGTGCTGAAAAGGCCAGGCGCAAAGAGGATGATGAGCGTCTAAATGCTGAATCAGGTTTATTAAAAAAACTGTCAAAAGTAGCTGAAGGCATAGGTAACCCTTCAGAGACTCGTGCCGTCGATGCGTTAGGTTATGCCGTTGCTGGTCCATTGTGGGCAGCAGGGAAGGAGCTTGGCGGGATATCAAAAGAAGTTGGTGGATCGCTTAATGGTGCCAGAAAGTCTATTGCCGATGTGATTCGTGGCAATGACGATAACAGCCGTAGAAAAGGTTTTTTTAGGCGTAAATCGCAAAATAGTGCCGATGTCGTTCAGGTTAACACCCAAAAACGGACGGTTCAGGAACTTCAGGAGCAGACCAGCGAAATTAAAGAGGGCAATGACAAGATTCTCAGCGCCCTTGATCAGATAGCCAAAAACACCGGGAAAAAGAAGGGCGGCTTGCTGTCCAAACTATTTAGCCTGTTAGGGAAGGGGGCCGGTGGTATTGCTTCCCTTATTTTTGGCCGTGGGGTACTAAAGAAAGTTGGCTCGATGGCACTAGGCGCTTTAGGTATAAAAAAAGTTGCAAGCTTATTGGGCTTTGGTGGGAAAAAAGCTGCTGCCAAAGAAGCTGGCGAATTGGCTACTCGCGGTGCCGGAAAACTTGCAACTAAGGGATTGGGGAAACTAGGTGTTAAGGCTCTTGCAAAGGGGGCTTTACGCGCAATTCCGCTAGTCGGCACGGTGGCTGGAGGTATCTATGATGCGGTAACCGGTTGGAATGATACAGAAGCACAACGTCGGACCTTTGGGCTTAAGGATGGGGAAGATCCATCTTTTCAGCAAAAAGCGGCTTATACACTGGCTAACGTTCTCGATATGGGGGGACTGGTATCTGGTATTAGCAGCGCCATTGGTGAGGTTCTCAAATCACTTGGATTTGAGGATATCGGCAATATGTTGCAATCATTTTCGACGGAAAGTATTGCTCAGGCCATTGATAGTGGGATTACCAACTTAGAAACATATATTTCTAACCTTGGTGACACCATATCCACAACATTCAACGATTACACAGCCAAGATTGGCGATGCTATTTCAGCCTGGTTCAGTGACACAACCAAGAGTCTGAACGAAAAATTAGACGCCATCAAAGACTTCTTTACTGTCGATAACCTGAAACAGGTTTTCAGTGATGCAATTGATAGTGCAATTGATTTCATTAAGAACCCAGGGAAATACATTAAAGAAGCTGGCAGTAATCTATGGAGTGCCGCAAAAGAGCTTTCAGGTGAGGTTGCAGATGCCGCTGTTCAGAGCACCCCAGTGGCCTGGGTTGCATCAAAGCTAGTCAATAAAGCGGATGCGAAAGAGGTTACACCTGAATTAAAAACACCTGCTAAAGAACGTCAGGAGGACAATGCTCCTAAGACTGAATATACCTCTAAAAAGGCTAATATTGTCACTCGTGTTGTAAATGCATCCCTAGATACGGCGAAAGATAGCAATAAAACAGTTAAAGAAACTGCCAATCAGATAATCAATGCAAATGCCGTAGAAACGGGCAATAGCGCGTTGCAGAAAATTGATAAAGCTATTGGTCAAAATAGCTCGTCATCATCGTCGCTTAATACCACTGGCACCAGGAATGACATTCAGAAAGCTGCGGATACCTACAACAATGGCAACTTGGATGTAAAAGTCGGAAGTCTTGGCGCTGAAGGTAAGGCAAATCTCGATAAGTTGGCTCCATATTTTGCTGAACTTGAGAAAAAGTATGGCCTTCCTGAAGGTACTCTTTATGCGATAGCAGCCACTGAATCAAATGGTAATCCAAATGCAGTATCCCAGTTAAGATGGGTTAATGGGAAAAAGAGTGGTGGTGCGCTCGGGATGTTTCAGTTTACGGACATTGCCCGTAAGGAAACTGGATTATCTCGGGAAGATTCTTTTAATCCAGAAAAATCGGCAGAAGCTGCTGCTCTTCTCATGAGCAATTATTTGAAACAAGCAAAGGGAGATTGGAACGAGGCCATCACTGCATATAACGCCGGGTTTGGCACTATTAATAAGTGGAAAAAAGGCACCGGTGAATTATCGAAGGAAAACCGCGAGTATGCGATTAAGGTCAATACTCATCGTGCTCGCTATTTAGGTGGTGATATTTATACCCCCGGGGCGGGTTCACAAGGGGGGAGACAGCAACAAAGACAGCAACAAGGCAGCCAATCCCCTAGAATGGATAACCTTCCGGAAAACGCCTTTGTTGATCAGTCTACGGGCCTGGCGTTTACCCCTGGCGAAAATCCGTTTGAAAAAGGGGGATTAGTAGACCGGATTGGTGAACTTACGGGGGTGAATGATCTGGTCAACAAATTCATGAATGGCCGGGGTATGCGTCGGGAAGTCGTTCAGGGAACGCTCGAAGAACGTGCACGAGGGAAGGGGACCGCAACGGCAGCTGGCAATGTGTATGTTGATACACCTATGCCAGTTGAAGAGGCACGTCCGGTGGCCAGCAATTCAAGTTACTTTGACCAACTCGGCGCACAAATGGGGATTGATGGACTATTTGATAAACTCCGCAACTCGCCGGGGATGCGGAAAAATAATGCGCCTGAACCAGCCTCCACGTCCCAGGTGACGACTGCCGCCAACGATTTGCAGCAACCAACCGGTCGTATGCAGATAGACGGACAGGTTATTAGTGACCTTGGCGGCTCCGGTGCCAAGCCGACAATGCAGTTGGCTGATAATACCGTTTCACTTGATGGTGAAACGAAGCGGCTGTTTGCGCAGATGACCTCATTGCTTGCCAGGATTGAAGAGCACACTAAAGACTCGGCGAAAGGCCAGGGAACTGTCGTAAAGGTCAGCACGCCTCAACCGGGCGTTATGCGCACGGTGCCACTGTCAATTGATGATCCGTTGATGAATGACTACGCGAGAGTTGATTGATGGCCAACAATAACGAAATTGATCCTTTGCTGACGCTGGAGTTATCCGGCGTAAAAACGTATGAGTCCCAGGAGGAGGCCTGGGGCGCTCGTTTATATGAGTGGCTAAACACTTATCAGGGTGAGGTATACGGAGATCCGTCATGGGGCAATGTTTTACCGCAGTTTAAACACGAACCGACCAACTTGTCGCATGTTCAAATTGCGGTTGAGGCAATGCTTTTGCAAAAACTGACGGTAGATTTACCCGACATACCGATTTCTGGCTTGTCAGTAGCCGAGGGAGATGCTTTTGATAAGTTGAAAATATCCATTCGTATCAGGGATATAACTATCACACAGGACGTGGTGCTATGAGTAAAACAACACCTACTAAAGACAGTATTCGTGCAGAGTTTGAAGAGCTTGTCGAGAAAGATTCATTCTGGTCGAAGTTTGTCGGCTCTCAATTTGTCTCGATGCTGACATTGTTTATTACCCAGATTGTCTACAGGTGCTTTCAGTATGCCGATGCGGCGCTGGCTGAAGGCTTTATATCGACCGCGACGCGGCGTTCTTCTATCCTGGCAGCGGCAGAAACGAATAGTTACGTTGGTACCAAGCCAACACCGTCATCGGGGATGATTGAGATCACCGCCACAAGTGAAGATGCCCCAGCGGTAATCCCCAAAAACATGCCTTTAATATCTGACGACCAGTATCCTTACATGACTATGGATGTATGCAGGTTGGTTGACGGCACCGGTACGGTAGAAGTGGCACAGTTGGAAATCCAGGAGGTGACATATACCGTTACGGCAGCCAAAGAATTTCTGGAAGTCGTGTTATCAAAGGCTCTCACTGCTGTCTGCTATAAGCTGGAAGTATTCGTGACGACCGATGGTAAGACCACGCAGTGGTCTTCCAGCACTATGTTCCGGTTAGCCGGTAGTAAAAGCCAGGTCTACGTTGAGTTTTATAAACCATCCGAGCAGTTGGGGGTTCGATTCGGTGATGGGCTAATTGGGCAAATACCGCCAGAAGGCTCGACCATTACGCTTAAGGTATGGTGCACCAACGGCGATATAACCCTGGTTGCTGGCCAAAACCTGACGCCTGTCGATTCTGCGGCTAATTTAGCTAATTTGATTTCAGTTAAGACAACGACACCTATAACCGCAGGTACCGATGCCGAAACAACGGAGATCACACGTAACCGTGCACAATATTACCTTGCCTATGATGATCAGGTCGTATGGGGCGGGGACTATACGTATTTTCTGGTTCGTAACATCCCGGGGCTGTCCTGGGTAAAGGCATGGGGCGAAGGCCAGCAAGAGAAATTAGATGGTGCTTATAATGTTCAGAATATCAATAAGATATTTATTTCAGGATGGCATCCAAATAAAAGCCAGTCAGAGCTTGAAGAAATGATCCTGACTGCCTTTAAGAAGGTACCGAATGAACTGAACAAGAAATTCTCTTATAAAGAGGTCAGAAAACTACCATTTAAGATAACCATCACCGGGCGGATATCGGCAAGCCTGACTATTGAGAACGTGACTGATGAGTTGAAGTCGGCACTGGAAACAAAATTTGGGCGCGACTCAAATTTCTTTGATCCGAACGGTGTCGGCAAGTACATCCTGATCAAGAAAAAAGACGTTTGGGCATTTATCGAAACGCTGGGTTATTTCCGCGACTTTTATCTGGAATTTGTCGAGTGGAATGAGTCCAACGGCTTTTACGATTTCGTTTATCTGGATACAGAAAACTCCACCTTTAATATTTCGTATGAGGAGGAGTGATGCAACGTTCCTGGTTTAATAATCGGCTTACATCAGCTAAGCAAAAGTCATTGCTCTATAAATCATTGGCTGATTTGGTTCAGTCAATGATGGACACCTTTGTTGACCCATGGTTGGAGCGAATTACCAACCGGAAGTCTATTTTTTCCATGAGCAAGGAGGATCTGGAGACCAGGACAAATGAACTTGGCCAGTTCTTTACTATCAGAACCTCAAACTCATCTTCCGTTCCGATGTTGTTACAACAGCGGCTTGATGAGATTCACTTTAAGGGGACTGAACGCCCTATAAACCAGACAATTTACCGCGAATTTAATGGTATTTCTGTTTTATGGGATCCGATATATGCACCGGTGGACCTTGAACGTCATCCCTATGGCACAGTTCTAATACCAGAAAGCACACTGGAAACTACCGGCGGCACATTCGGTGAGATGTTTCTGACTTCCAGAGGGATGATCAGTATTCCCATAAACGACCTGGCCCGGACAATGGGTATTACTGGCACGATAGATCAGTCCGCAATTACAGAAGAAATTCTCAGAAAGTTTAATCAGTTCGTAAAGCCTCTACTGCCACTGCATATAGTGTTTGATGGGCTTACGCTCTATTTGTCGGTTGTTGTGAATGAACAGGCCGACATGATCACTTTGAACGAGATTTCTGATACCGAAAAAGCGTACTGCTGGTTTGAAACTTCGGATACAACTTCCCTTACTGGAGTTACGTCGATTAGCGCCCCGATCACCGCAACGCCTGGTGGCACTATTGTGAAAGCGACACCTACGTTTGATCGCACACGCGCAGATGATTTGTTGCTGGATAGCGACGCCTGACAATCACCCCGTCCGCAGGGCGGGGTGACAAGTTACTTCTCTTACAATGAGGCTTCACAACATTGATTAGGGAAAATCATGTCTGACGTCTCAACAAACCTCTATAAGAGTCAGTTGTTGGACTATTACTATCAGCGGCGCGCTGAATCGTCCATTAACAAAGGCTCTCGATTTTTAATCAGCAAGGCCGTTTTCGGTACCAGTTCACTGGTTACTAAGAAAGGAGATGGCACTTATGAGATTGGAGAACTGCCAAAGGCTTTCGAGCTGGCAGAACTGACCAGTAAATTTTGCACCATCAACCTCGTCCCAACCTACTCAGGCGGGATAATTACTGTCCGAATGGACCTTGATCAAAGCCAGTTGCAGAAAGGGAAAAACTACCCATTCAACACTCTGGTTGTTCTGGATAACGAGAACAAGCCAATCGCCATTATTTGTGTCCAGGAAGACTCGCTGTATGTGGGCAAAACATATACCGCAGTTATGGCCATAAACACGACTACAGCATAAGGATATGCTTGATGAATGACGTTACAGTTGTCACATCGGTTACTTACCCATCACCCGAGTCGTTGGCTCTGGTGGCTGATGTGCAATACCACGAACCATATCTGTCAGCCGCGCTAAACCGAAAATTCAGGGGAATTGTTGACCCTGGATTTTATGCCGGTTTTTTTCCTAAGCCTGGCGGTGGGATGAACCTGTTAATCACCTCAGTGGATGGTGATAAAACCGCTGGCGCGGCGTCAGTGAATATTGGTGAATTCTACCAGGTAACTATTCAGCAGCGTAAGGATATTTCTCTTGCACTTAGCGCAGGTAAGAAATATGCAATTGTGCTGAAGGGAAGATACCTCCTTGGAGAAGATTCTTATCAGGTTAATACCGCGTCACATATTCATGCGGCTGAATTTGTTGCCAGAACCTATACCGATTCATATCAGTTAGGAGATGGGGAACTGCTTGTTTGTACGGTGAATATCCCTGCTGGCGTATCTGCTATTACTAAGGAAATGATAGATGTATCCGACCGCATCGATCTCGCGATAGGCATTGAAATTTCCGACTCTGTAACCAGTACCAGAAGTGATGTCGCTGCAAGTTCGCTGGCGGTTAAAAAAGCCTACGATCTGGCTAAAAGCAAGTATACGGCGCAGGATGCAAGCACAACACAAAAGGGATTAGTTCAGCTCAGTAGCGCAACTAACAGCGACAGCGAAACAATGGCGGCTACCCCTAAAGCCGTTAAGTCTGTAAAAGAGCTGGCTGATACCAAAGCGCCAATAGAAAGCCCGAGTCTGACAGGAACGCCAACCGCGCCGACGGCAGCGCAAGGTACAAACAGCACGCAGATCGCAAATACAGCCTTTGTTAAGGCAGCTATAACGGCACTTATCAACGGTGCACCTGGCACACTGGATACGCTTAAAGAAATAGCGGCTGCGATCAATAACGACCCGAATTTCAGCACAACTATCAACAATGCTCTGGCTCTTAAAGCTCCTTTAGCAAGTCCTGCATTAACGGGAATACCTACTGCGCCTACCGCTGCACAGGGTACGAATAACACGCAGATTGCTACGACCGCTTATGTAAGAGCTGCTATCTCTGCATTGGTCGGCTCATCACCTGAAGCTCTTGATACCCTGAATGAGCTTGCAGCAGCACTGGGCAATGACCCGAACTTTGCGACAACAATGACAAATGCGCTGGCAGGCAAACAGCCTCTGGATGCAACTTTAACCGCGCTCGCTGCCCTTGCGACTGGTGCAAACAAACTGCCTTATTTCACTGGTAAGGATACGGTAGCGCAGACTGATTTAACGTCAGTCGGTCGCGATATTCTGGCTAAAACAAGCACACTGGCCGTTATCCAATACCTTGGTTTAAGAGAACTCGGTACCAGCGGTGAAAAGATCCCCCTGTTGAGTACGGCTAACACATGGAGTGCACGCCAGACTTTCAACGGCGGGATCACCGGGGCACTGACAGGGAACGCCGACACCGCGACGAAATTGAAAACAGCACGCACGATTGGCGGTGTGGCATTTGATGGCTCGGCCAATATCAACCTTCCAGGTGTAAATACAACAGGTAACCAGAACACCACCGGGAATGCTGCTACCGCGACAAAACTTGCGACGGCAAGAAACATCAACGGTGTTAAATTTGATGGTTCAGGGGACGTTAATATCAATACGTTGGTATCACGCGGGCGCGTAACGGCGTTAAGTGGCTCTACTCAGGGTACTGCTGGCATTCAAATGTACGAGGCGTACAACAATAGCTACCCGACCACGTATGGCAACGTATTGCACATGAAAGGTGCGAGTGCTGCTGGTGAGGGCGAGTTGCTTATTGGCTGGAGTGGTACGAGCGGTGCACATGCGCCGGTTTTCATTCGCTCCCGAAGAGATAACACTGATGCGGCATGGTCAGCGTGGGCGCAGGTATATACATCAAGGGACTCCATTCCTGGTGTGAATGCCACTGGCAATCAGAATACAACTGGCAATGCAGCAACCGCTACAAAACTACAGACGGCAAGAACTATCGGCGGAGTTAGCTTTGATGGTACTGCGAATATTAATTTACCTGGTGTTAACGTTGCGGGTAATCAGAATACATCCGGTAACGCGGCTACAGCGACCAAGTTACAAACCGCTAGAACTATAAATGGGGTATTGTTTGACGGTTCTAAAAACATTGAGCTAACTCCAAGGTCTATAGGCACGATCAACTCAACAACAATGTCATTCAGCGGTGGTGCTGGTTGGTTCAAATTAGCAACGGTAACCATGCCACAGGCGAGTTCTGTTGTTTCAATTACGTTGATTGGTGGCGCGGGATTTAACGTGGGGTCACCTCAACAGGCAGGTATATCTGAACTTGTTTTGCGTGCAGGTAATGGTAATCCGAAGGGGATTACTGGTGCTTTATGGCAGCGCACATCGACAGGGTTTACAAATTTTGCCTGGGTCAATACATCTGGTGATACTTACGATATTTACGTTGCAATCGGAAATTATGCGACTGGTGTAAATATTCAATGGGATTATACCAGTAACGCCAGCGTAACGATTCATACATCACCAACTTATACAGCGAATAAACCAACTGGTCTTACTGATGGAACGGTATATGTCATTTACAGTTCGCACATTAAACCGACCGCCACGGATGTCGGCGCATTACCAATAACCGGAGGAAATCTCAACGGCGGTTTAACGGCTACTGGTGAGATCATTTCAAAATCGGGGAATGGTCTGCGCATTGCCTATGGCAACTATGGATTCTTTATCCGAAACGATGGCTCAAACACATATTTCATGTTGACCGATTCGGGTAACAGCCTGGGAACCTATAATAGGTTAAGGCCGCTTATCATTAACAATGCCAATGGAGCTGTTACGATCGGTAATGGGCTCGATGTTACTGGCGGCATCAATGGTAGTTTGAACGGCAATGCTTCAACGGCTACGAAGTTGCAAACTGCTAGAAAAATAAGCGGCGTGTCTTTTGATGGTTCTGCTGATATAACACTAACAGCTGAAAATGTATCTGCTTTTGCTCTACGCGCTACTGGAACTTATGCCGATACTAGTGGTGCGGTCCCGTGGAATGCCGAATCAGGTGCGTATAATGTTACACGCTCCGGGGATTCTTATATCGTTGCAAATTTTTATACAGGCGTAGGTAGTTGTCGGACTCTCCAAATCCGAGCGCACCATAAAAATGGTGGATTGTATTACCGTTCATCACGTGATGGCTATGGGTTCGAAGAGGGCTGGGCTCAGATATATACTAAAAAAGACAGCATCCCTGGTGTGAATACAACTGGTAATCAGAACACTACTGGCAATGCTGCAACTGCAACAAAACTGCAAACAGCACGCACAATAGGCGGCGTGTCATTCGATGGCTCCGCCAATATTAATCTTCCAGGTGTAAACACTACGGGTAATCAGAACACCACTGGTAATGCTGCAACTGCCACAAAACTACAGACTGCACGGAATATCAACGGCGTTCCGTTTGACGGCACGAAGGATATTACGCTTACGCCTAAAGATCTGGATGCCTACAGCAAAAGCGAAGTACAGAGCGCACTGGCGGGCAAACAACCGCTGGACAATACGCTGACTAATTTGAGTGGAAAGGATGTTGCTGGTCTTCTCGCATACCTTCAATTGGGAGAAGCGGCAAAACGGGATGTCGGAACCGGTAATAATCAACTCCCGGACATGTCCGCATTTGGTATGTCGCGAAACGGACAAACTGCCTGGGATATTCTCCCAAATGGTATGATTCGACAGGTTGGCACTGTGACACTGACACCAGTTGGTAACTTCAACGCGCAGGTGCTTGGTGGGGTGACGTACTACACCCATTACTACAGGGTTAATTTCCCCAGACAATTCCCAAATGCACAAATAGCAACGCTGGCAACACTAGCGAGTTACAGCTTTTCGACCCAGTCATCAATGGCTGGGAAATCACTGGCAACGCATCGCGATACTGATTCTGGCACTGACGTATCAAGAACGCGATTCACTGTGTCGTATACGACACCCAATCTCGGCGAAATTCCGACTTTGCATTTTGAAGCAATAGGATACTAAATATGGAGAATATGTATTTCAGCCCAACGACCGTTGGTTTTTATGTTTCTGAACAAGAGCGACCTGATGATGCGGTTGAAGTCTCGCCAGAGGTGGAGGCATTTTTGAGGGAGTGTGTTATCTGGGGAGCGGATACATTTAACGTAGAGCGAGATGCAGCAACGGTGACATATCCAACAGAACTGCTTGAATATGTCACCACCTACAACGCCCCCGTTAAATATCCTGCGGATTGACAGGCCATACGGGTTTTGCTGTATCAACGCGCATCAGCAGGATCCGGCATTTCTTCGATTCAGAAAGCGCGGCGGTTTCCTCATCCGTCGCGATACCGGCATCAACCGCATCCTATCGCCAGGCGATTTCAGAGTCCGCTTGAGCCTTTAAGCTTAATTTCCTGGCTTCTGCAATAGCCATTAGCTCTTCTTTCGTTGGAGGAGGAACATCCCCCCATGCGGGTTGTCCATTCTCTCCGCAAATACGTATTTTTCCTTCCGGTGGCGTCTGAGTAAAGCAGTGTTTTGGTCATTTGTTGATACGCGTACATAGCCTATTAGCATATTTTCTGCTCACTATCGTTATTTATAGCAAGCTGCGGATTTTAATTAACAAAAACCAGTATGTGTGGAAATCACAAAGTACATACCGTTTCCCAATGATATTTAATTCACTATTAAGGAAATAGTTATGTGTGATTTCACAATAATGCTCCTCTCCATCCTTGGCGGGGTGCATTCGTTTCTGAATGGGGTTCGTGAAAAACGTTACGAAGCGTCATGCAGGCAATTGATGGCCGAGTGTATTGCTGCCGTACTTGCAGGCTTTATAGGCATGTATTTCGCGGAATATAAGGGTATGGATGAAAGTCTTCAGAATTGCGTGACTATTATTTGCAGCATCAATAACAGGCTCATTCTTGAAAAGTTACAAAGGATTATCGATTCGCACCTCAATAGAAATGCCTCTTAAGCAACAAATGACCGGTTGAGAAGTTACTTTGCATACCATTACCTCCTGACAACGTAGGAGGGAACTTGTGCTTGACACACAGGAATTAGCTCCAGTTGCTATTGCGCTCCTGCTTTCAGTAATTGGTGGGATAGGCACGTTCCTGATGGATGTCCGAGACGGTCGCCAGTCTGGCAATTTGTTGGGATTGGTTACGGAGATCTTTGTTGCAGTGACAGCTGGCGCGGTGGCGTACCTATTGGGGCAACACGAGGGCTGGGAGTTATCAATTACGTACTTAATGGTAACGATAGCCAGCAATAACGGTCATGAGGTGATTTCAGGGATGAAACGAGTGAATATCGATAGCATTCTGAATGTTCTTACAAGTTTGGTGAAAAAGGGAGGCGGGAAATGATTGGCTGGGGTGTATGCGTTCTTGCGTTAGCCTTAGCCGATCGCTATTTGCTAAAACGCAAGGACATCACGCATTTAGAACTTGGTGATGTGGAAATTAAACCGGGTTTCATCCGGGTGCCGTTCAAATACCGGTCTAAATTCCCGTTTTTGCGCGGCGCAACGGTCAGATATTGGATCCGCGATGTTCAGAAGCCGACGACAGTGATTGAAGGCGAACAACGTTGTCTGACGTCGGCTGAACAGGGCGAAAACAGTGAATGGTTGTACATACCCACTGAATATATGGGTAAAGGAGAGCGACTGTGGCATTTCAACGTCATGGTTACGCATGGCGACTCGTTCATTAACCCGTTGTATCGGATTTTCCCTGTTACTCAGCAAATCCGCAGAAGTTACGTAATAAATCTCGCACAGGATGTGTCAGATGACGAAAAATAAGTATGCAACGGTCGATTTTGACCAGGTTAATGAAAAGGGGCTGAAATCCCTTATCGCGGCGATCAATAAAACCGGGGTTACGGTAATTGAGGTTGACTCCAGCAACCGCGCAACAACGAAAGATGGCGTTAAAGTTAAAACCGCAAAGCTGGTTCTTAACGACGGACAAATTCTTGCCATACAGGTAAACGATACTGGCGATATATCGTCTGTGAAACTGAATGGAAAAGCTATTCCTAACGCTCAGTCGCCGGATATCAAGACGCTTGGTACCGTCATGGGACAGGCGGCTCGCAAAAACTCCGCAAAATTCCAGAAATCACTGATCGCCAAAGCGAAGCGTGTTGCCAATCCGGTAGACAAGAAACCGGCAGTTAAATCCAACTTTCAGCGCCTGCAAGAGGCAAAACAGCGGAATGCTCAGGTGGTTGCCGCTTATAAATCAGCGCAGAACTCGGTGTCTTTCAATCAACAGCAGATCACTGATTTGCGGGCGAAGCTGGATAAGGAGACAGGCCGACTCAATAACGAAAAGGCCCGAAATGGCGAACTCAAACGCCGTCTTAAGCAACTGAAAGCAGGAAATTAACATGGAACAGTTCAATATCAATAAAGGGGTGACGATCAAGCCTGGGCTTGACGTGCTTCCCCCGCCAGTGACTGATGATGAATATCGCGCATTAATGGCCGGTGAGGACCGCTATCTGATGACGGAATCCAACACCCTGGAGGAAATCGAGGCTACGTTCTTCTATGACACGCCGATCCACTGGTGTGCTACGGATTTACTGGAGGCGATTAGTTCTACTCGTTTGCAGTTACACCGGACCATGCAGGCATTTGTCCGGGCATTGAACCAGAAGCTGAATGGTACCGGAATCTCTGCGGGGAGTGATAAAACGGGGGATGTGGCCCAGAGCGGCGCGCGCGCGATCGGCGGCGCTGAAATTGGCCGGGCACGTAACGTTAACGGGCTGCCGGTCTTGCCAGCCATTATTCCGCTCAGTGATGGTCAGACTATCAGCATTCTGTTTCATAGCCCGACAGCGGAAAACCGGATCACCAATAGCGATACGCTGGTTGCTTTCCAGTTCTTACTGAATAAAAAAGACGTTACTCACACCGTTGCTCCGATGAGTGGACGTGATATGACGCTGGCGCAGGTCACCATGAAACTTGCCAACCTTGCAGAGAAAAACTCGGCAAAATTCCAGCGTGCGCAGAAGAAGAAAAAAGCCCTTGTTGATGAAATAACCCAACTACAGGCTGACAGTGACCAGAAAGAGGATGCCATGAGCGACCTCGCGGATCAGGTGGCAGCGGTAGAAGGGCAGAAGGCAGATCTGGAGCAGAAAATTAACGCTGTTGCATCGGAAGCGGATTCTCTTTATGAAGAGAATGAGCGTTTGCAGACGGAGATTGATCAGCTCAATCGCACTGGTGGGCGCGATACCATTGCTCCAGCGGGGATGACTGGTGGGCACTCTCGCGCGCTGACGGATCGCCTTGCCAGTATCAAAAATCGTATGCATATGGACGGGGAAGTGACGCTCAGTAATGGTGCATCAATGAAGCAATTCATTGGGGGCGGCGAAGGGTATATCCAGTTAACCGATCCGGATGGCAGCGTATACATGATCAAGGCTAAATCCATACAGGGTGTGGACATGGCAGATGCGATCGGCAAGCTGTTTAAAGCCTATAAAGCGGGTAATGTATCGGAATACCTGGTCCAACCAGAAGAACATAAACCGGAAAACGTCGAACCTGAACCAGCGGAGGATACCGGTAGCTCTTCGCCTGAACCAGAAGTCTCTGTAGGTGCATATCGATATGCCCTGCAAATGCGTCCGGCGGCCCCTGGCGCAATACCTGAAGGTAACAAAGCAATTCTGCCGCGCCCTGATGAAGGTGACCCGTATTATGAATATGCACGCTACGGCATTGCTACTTACGATACCCCGCTTTCTGATCAGCAAATGAGTGAGTACGACCTGAAGTTATTGCCTCGCGAGGATTCTTTCGACTTCCTGGCGAAGACACTTACTAATGGTCCGTTTGGCAAATATGCACAAAAAGCTCTGGAGCTGGCCACCAGCTCACCAGACGAGTTCCGCGTAATGCTGAAAACTCAGTTTCAAAAAACTTTCCCCAATATTGCGTTTCCTGGGGGCGCTGGCACCGAGAAAATGGTGCAGAGCATGATCAATGCATTGCAGGCCGAAGTCGGTGAGATTACTCAGCCAGAACCGGCCCCGGCACAGCCTGATGAAACGGTTAGCGAAGCAGATGCAGAGGCTAATAAAGCCATTGAATATCTCAATAACGTGATGGATATACAAAGCACTGACATGGCGGAGATCCGTAACGCCCGGGGCAATGTCCGGGAAGCGATTGCAGCCCTTCAGGCTGCCGGACGTTTTGAGGAAAACGAAGAGCTGGTTAACGGCGCAGCTCGCCACCTGGCTGATCTGTTGGTAGCAATCCAGAAAGCGGGGGTAGCGGCATGACACTATCAGCTATTGAGTTAATGGATCTCAGCGATAAGTTGGATGCTCTGATGTCCAAAGCGGCGACCGCGAGTGGCATGGAGTTGCTGGATATCAGCGATGAAATTGACCAGATCATGCAACAGATGGGGTACGGCGCGTCCGGCGGTGGTAGTGGCGAGGAAAAACAACCTTCGGAACATGATGGTGTGCCAAAACTGGTTGCTGATTTCCTGGCTGATAAATTCGTCGATCAGAGCACCGATGCATTTATCGGTACCTTGCAGGATTTGAGTCAATATGTTGGCACATACATCGACCTGGACCAGGTTAAACAGCACACGGCGGCATGGATAGCCGCCAACATTAAAGAGGCAGCGTGACATCCTCCACGCCCTTCGGGGTGTGGATTCCTGCTATGTTCAGGCTGTCGCCTGAATCATTTCGGAGGGTTCCTGCTTCAACGGGCGGTCTGACTGCACCATCCCTCCACAGGCAAGCACGGCGTG